TGAGCAATAATAGAGGGCATGAGCTTCTTTATCGGGTTCTGCGCAATCTGGTTAATGCTGGTCTAGCGCAGAACCAACCGGACGCTCTTGGGCATTACCAAGAGTCTGCAAAGCTCCTAACCGAGCGAGAACACATCGCTATCCGCTCAGACTTTAAGCAAGCATTTCCTCCGCTCGACAAGGCTGCTGGCAAGAGTGGCTTTTAAGGTCAAGACCGATAATCTAAAGGCTACGGTCGCCGCGATACAGAATCTGGCGCGCAAGGAGGTATTGGTCGGAGTCCCGGCGTCCAAAGCGCCTAGAGAGGCCGATCCGTCTCAGCCATCGGAAGAGGTAAATAACGCCTATCTGTCTCTTATTCATAATAACGGAAGTCCAGCTAACAATATCCCGGCCCGTCCATTCCTAATACCAGGAATTGAATCGGTAAAACCAGAGATTAAAGGCGGCATGAGGCAAGCCGCTGAGTTTGGTTTGGTTGGGAATAGTGTTGCGATGGATAACGCATTGCGTGAGGTAGGCCGCATAGCGCGAGAAGCCGTGATACTGAAGATTACCGAAGGCCCGTTCGCTCCTCTTGCTCCAGCCACATTAGCCGCACGTCGGCGTCGCAATTTTAAGGGTGATAAGCCCCTGATAGTGACAGGGCAGCTTAGAGCCGCCCAGACATTCGTTATTCGCGACAAGGACTAGCGGCGGCTGCATCCTCCCCAGCCGCTAGGGGCTGATGGCCTGTAGTGTCCTCCCCACCCCAGGCTATCGGCTTAAACTGGGCCAGGCCGGGTTTTGTTCCTTTTCCCCCGGCCTGGCTCTTTCTCAAGGCAGAACGGTATGGACGATCGCGACAAGCGGTTCCTGTGCATCGTAGGCGGCGTTCTGATTGCCGCGTGGGCCGCAACCATGGTCGGTGGCCTGGTCAGCTACATCAAGTGGCGCAAGGCCAACAATGTCTCAAGCGAGCGGGTAGAGTCGATTTACGGCAACGGCGGGTAGATGCCTCTCCTTGACGTTACCGAAATCCTTGATGATCCGAGCTTTTCCGCAGAGCCTGGCACGGTTCAGGTGGTCAGAAACGTCGAGACGATAGACCAATTTGGACGCGTGCAGTTATCGCCCACGACCATCGATATATCTTCGCCGCCCTATAGCACCATCGTTACTCCAAGCAAAGGTGCCGATCTGGTGTTTATGCCGGATGTCGGTCGGGTAACTGGCGCAATCGATGTCTACAGCACATTCCGCCTTAATGTAGAGACGGACACCACAGCACCAGATACCGTGGTCTGGGAATCGAAGCTGTGGACGGTGCGAACCGTGCAGGACTTTAGCCCATTCGGGCGCGGCTTTGTAGCTGCAACCTGTCAGCTAAAATCGATCCAAGGTGCTCAGCTTGGCGACCTTTCCTCTTAAAGCTTCTGTGGCTTTGGCATTAGCCGCGGCATCTCCAGCACATGCGGCTCAGTTCGGTGTTGCGTCCTGGTATGGGAGGCACTGGGCTGGACGCAAGACGGCTTCCGGCGAGCGCTTTAACCCGCACGCTATGACGGCTGCCCATCGGTTTCTGCCTCTCGGCTCCATGGTCAAGGTCACCAACTTGGAAACCGGCAGAAGCCTGCTGGTCAAGGTTAATGACCGCGGCCCGTACGTGAAAGGGCGGGTTCTGGACCTAAGCGAAGGTGCGGCTCACGAGTTGGGCGTAGGGAATAAGGGCCTAATGCGGGTGGCGCTTGAACAGCGATGAGCGATCCCGAAAACCAATTTCCTGCCCGTGTCCTACCGCTGGATAGCCAGAATAGCTACGGCATTGAGTTTGCGGATGGAACGCGGTTCTATGCCTGGAACAGAGGCGGGTTTATCGAGCTAGGGATTACCAGCGCGCCGTCCTCTGCCGGGACTAGGTATACGCGTCGCGCCCGGTGTGACCGAGCCACGACATCCAGTATTGCTACCGCACTGAACCGTCTAGCAGAAAAGCTTGAAGAATGACCACCAGCGCTACTGGGGGCTATCTGCGGCCTTTGTCATCTCCAGCCCCGCTTGAGGGCGATGACCTGATCTAAGGTGGCACTCAATCTTCTACAACAGCTTGTCGTTGGTATAACAGGGCTTAATGGTAGCCTGGTTCGCCCCCGATGGCAAGCTACTCCACCACAGCAGCCTGATCCTACCGTAACATGGTGCGCCATAGGAATTACTGGCAGAGCCGCACTCGACTTTCCCTACATCTACCACGATTCGACGGGGAATAATGGCGACGGCCAGGATGTGATGCAGCGCCAGGAGCGCATTGAAGTTCTGGCCTCGATATACGGTCCTAACGCCCAACAGGTAGCTGCTGAACTCCGAGATGGCCTCTACATCAGGCAGAATACTGCGCCGATCAGAGCCTATGGCTTTGCCTTGTATGATGTCGGCGACATGGTGGTAACGGCCGACCTAGTAAACACACAGTGGATTCCGCGCGTCGATATGCCGATTAGGCTGATGCGCGAGATTGATCGGGCATATCCGATCCTTAATCTCGAAACCTTGTCCGAAATTCAAATTTCGACTGACTGACGGGAATTAACGATGACCGCAGGCTTGTCCGTCGCTGATGTTGTCAGCGTCAATGTTACTCTGTCGCCCGTCGCCGTGCCAACGCGGAATTTCGGGTCGCTGCTTATCATCGGCGGCAGCACGGTCATCTCTACGACCGAGAGGCTGCGCGAATACACCAGCATTACTGCTGTGGCCTCTGACTTTGGAACCACTGCGCCAGAATATCTGGCTGCGGCTCTGTTTTTCTCGCAGGTTCCGTCTCCGAGCTTCGTTTATATCGGTCGTTGGGCTAAGTCTGCCACGTCTGCTACCTTAATTGGCGGCGCTCTGACGACTAGCCAGCAGTCCCTGGCAAACTTTACGTCGATTACGGCGGGTGCATTCGACATCACGATCGACGGAACTCTGAAGCACATTAGCGGCCTGAATTTCAGCGGGGCGGCCAATCTGAATGCCGTTGCCAGCGACATTACTACAGCGCTAGGGGCCGCCGGCGCATGCACTTGGGACTCGACTTACGGTAGGTTCGTTATCACGGACGCCACCACCGGCACGTCCTCGACCATCACCTTCGCGTCTACACCAGCATCTGGCACTGACGTATCGGCCCAGCTCGGTCTGACTTCGGCTACCGGAGCTACGGTGGCTAACGGCATTACCCAGGAAACCCCTGTGGCTGCAGTCCAGGCGCTTGCGGACTTCTCACGCGATTGGTACGGCTGCATGTTCGCAGATACCAGCGTCACGGACGCGCAGCACGAAGCGGTATCAGCGTATATTGAGGGCACTGGATCATCGAATGCCAGAATTTATGGCATTACCACATCCGAAAACACGGTTCCAGACTCGACCCATACAGACGATCTGGCCAGCGTTTTGCAGGCTGCGAAGTACAATCGCACATTCGTGCAATACAGCACGACCAACTCATATGCGGTAGCTTCGTTCTTCGGCCGAGCATTTACCGTCGATCCTACTGGCTCCAATACCTTCATCACTATGAAGTTTAAGGTAGAGCCAGGAGTTACGGCTGAGACCTTAACCGAGACACAGGCTCAGACGCTTGCTAGCAAGAATTGCAACGTCTATGTCGGGTATAGTAATGGCGCGGCTATTATCCAACAAGGCGTCATGTCATCCGGCATCTATTTCGATGAGCAATTTGGGGCAGACTGGGTTCAAAACGCCATTCAAACCGCTGTATTTAATGTATTTTACACGTTTCCGAAAGTTCCGCAGACCGATAGCGGCGTCCATCTCATTGTTACCAATGTAGAGGCCGAGCTATCGCAAGGCGTTACCAACGGGTGGCTTGCCCCAGGCGTATGGAATGGGCCTTCTATTGGTCCGTTGCAAACCGGATTCTATCTTGGCAAAGGCTTTTTCACATACGCCCCCAGCATTGATAGCCAGTCCCAGGCTGATCGCGAGGCGCGGAAAAGCCCGACCATTCAGGTTGCGGCAAAGCTTGCTGGCGCGGTCCACTTCGCGAACATAATCGTCAACTGCAATCGGTAATGGTCGATCTTACAGACCTTAGCGCGGAACTAAGGCGGGAGATCGAGGCACAGACTTCAGTGTATCCGAAAGTATCCGGCCGTTATTGGGAAGTGCTAAAGCTCGCGTGTGGAACACTAAGCCTCCGGAGACATACAGGACTTAATATAGGCTTCCTCTATAAACCGTCCGAGGCTGCTAGTGTTGTGGCTGCCGCTACGGACGATATTGCGGATGACCTATCCGGCCGGGTGTTGGATACTTACAGAGCATCTGGTGGCGGCAGAATCCTCTGGAGCGAGCCCCCAGAGGTGGACGACGACAGGAGCGCGCGCCCTGTTCGTATGGCCCGCTGCAGGTTCCTTATCGTGCCCGATGGCGCGGAAATCTTGTCGCCGGACGAGGCCGATGAGTTTCTTGCGAGCATCTTGCCAAATGGTAAAACAGGACCGGGCTATTGGACGCGCAGCACCCATATAGAAACGTACGAGTCGGCTTCGTTAGACGCGAAGGCTTAGCATGCTTACGTGCCAAGATGTCCATAGACCGACTTGACAGAACTGCAGGAAAAGCGCAACGTCCCTAGCGAGTGTCCAACGCAGACCAACCCGCATACAAGACTTTCAGCTATCGCGTTAAAGATGCGACGAGCGGGGTCTCGCTTGAGCGTCTGGCCCGCGCCGTCAATGTGGTCTGGAATTACGCGAATGAGATCAGCGGCAAATCTGCAGACCGCGGACGGAAGTGGATCACCAAGGCTCAACTCCGGGCGCTGACCAAAGGCTCTAGTCGAGAGCTCGGGCTTCCTTCCCAGGTCATCCAGGAGGTCATTGACGAGTTCATCATCAAGCGGCGCGCTCATGGTAAGCCTAGACTGCGCTGGCGAGGCAGGAGGTCTCTGGGGTGGGTACCGTTCACTAACCAGGACATCGCGCTTGATGGCGAAACGGCTGTTTTGCGAGGTCAGCGCTTCCGCCTTTGGCTGCATCGCCAGATAGAAGGCAAGATCAAGTCCGGCAATTTTTCGCAGGATGCGCGCGGACGCTGGTATTGCAACATCGTCTGTGAGATCGATCGTAAACCGCTCGACGGCAACGCCGACATCGGCATCGATCTTGGGCTGAAATCTGTCGCCAAATGCAGCAACGGCGAGGAGCTTGAGCAGGCTAGTTTCTATCGCGACTTGGAGCCAAAACTGGCGGAGGGGCAGAGGAGGCGCCGTAAGCGACAGGTGAAGACGGTTCACGCCAAGATTGCAAACCGGCGCAGGGATGCGCTCCACAAGTTCTCGCGTTGGCTGGTTAACCGCTCCCGCCAGATAACAGTCGGCAATGTGTCGGCCTCGACAATGGCGCGGACCAGGATGGCAAAGAGCGTGCTCGATGCTGGGTGGTCCACGCTGCGTGGCTACCTCAGATACAAATGCGATCACGCAGGGGTGGCTTACATCGAGGTTGA